AATGGCCTGAGCCTTAAACAAGTTAAATGCCAGAGAGCGCAGATCTTCCATGAAGATCGGGCTATTAGAGTGGGCGTCAACCTTCACAACGTAATCGCGGGTGAACTGTTCGGGAATGAACTTAACACCGTCTGCGTCACGAAGATGGGTTGGGTCGTATTGTTGCATGATCTTGAGATACAATGTTGCCATCTTCTCAAGAGCATCCTCAACAACCAATGCCCGTTTCTTTGCACGGCTTGATCCTAGCCGCGCTAATTGCGATGCGTGACCCGCAGAGCGCACACCTTGTTCCCCACGCCCCTGAAGAACCGAGGAGATTCCCGACGCTTCTTCCATCATGGAGTCAATTTCTTTAAGCTGCGCGTACAAATCTTGTGGGATGGTCGGAGCCAGCTTTTCAACTTTAGTATTAGGCATGTCGGTCGAAAGAAGGCCACCAGCGCGATTGAGCGCAAAGTTCTTCTCATCCAAGATGCCTGTGAAGCCAGACAAGGCAATCGGTGGATTGACCTGTTTGGATAGCAGATCCAAAATCTCAGTCATGCGCCTGTTGCGCATCTGTTGCAGTGCAACGAGCTTTTGAACCTCGGATTGTCCCCAGTAGTAATCGTATTGCGGATTCGGGCAGAGCTGGATGAACGGCAACTCTCCCTTCAAGAACATGCTATCGCCTTCGCGGTCATAAATGATCACGTCAGGCTCTGCCTTGGTCACAATTTGATAATCTTCAATATCGTCGTTCCAAACGTAAAGGTCTGTCATCTCAATGGTATCTTCAGCCAGCCGCGCTTTCATGCGGTTAAAGCCGGACAGATCCAGATTGACGTTACCGTACATGGTCGGATCGACCTGAGACATAATGATGCGGTTGATGCCGTCTGGCATTTGCTGAGGCTGGTGCATCGCGGAAGTCACACGCTTCAAAATGTTGTCGCGCTTTGGATGCGAGAACAAGCGAGCGAGCAAGTCAGCCTTTGTGATGTAGTACGTCATGCAGAAGGCTTGCTGCCGGTCGGTGTACGCAATGTCCTCGCGCAAAACGCCTACGTTGCCTGGGTCTACAAAGTAAGGATGGATTGAGTTCTTGTGGATCAGCAACTTCACAAACGCAGAATTGTAAACGAGGCTCCAAGTCAGGGCCATCGAGAACACTTGGTCGGCGTTTGAATTGTTCCACTCGTCGTGCAGCAACTGGGTCAGAGGCGGGATCTTGCGATGTTCGTCCTCATGCACTGCCGCGCCAAGCGAGATGTTGAAGCGCGTAGTCTCTGCCGAATAAAGAAACGAGCAGAGCTGGTCGATGTGGGAAAAGATTTTGTTGTAGAGAGCCGGCTCTTCTTCAGGAGAATTCCCGAACAAATAATAAGAACGGAGCGACGCGTAGTCAGAACGCCGCTCGTCGCGTGACACCATGCACTTCTCGATCAAGCTATTGTAAAAATATTCTCTGTCGAGCGGGTCACTTGGAATCTTCATTTGCTGTCCTTGAGAGAAAGGTTCTCATGATCGCGCATTATCATATTTGGTTTCGGGCCTGTCAAACCCTCGACGTTACGCGGGTTAAAACCGGTCGGCTCACCGTAGACGGACTTTACAGCAGTTCCAGCCAATACGCTAGGCATACTCATTCCAGCCGCACCGCCCCAGTTCACGCCGCCGTTGTTAGCAGCCTCGTAACCCTTAGGGGGTTGATTGGCAAACTCTTGCTCTTGCTTAGACACAGGCTTGTTGTTGCGGGTGTGGTAGCCGGTCTGCGACTCGCCTTCACGGGTAGACTTAAGATTGGTCATGCCAAAATCTTTAGCCAACCCCTTCAAAGTGCGGTCAGCCTTCTTTGTGCGGTCTGATTTGATTGAAAAAGGCTTCAAAAAGACCTGTTCAGGGACTTTAGCGCAATGTTCACACGCTTGCTCCCACGCATCGAAGTATCCGTGTTCTTCGCACTTATAAGACTTTAATACGGCCATTTGGGTCTCCTATTTGTTCATTTAGGTCTTGATGAGAGTAATCTGACTTGTTTCTAAGCCCTATTTGGAGTTTGAACTGCCCGTTTTCAAAGGCAATGCGGTTGTCACGCACCACGCGGGGCTTTGGTTCCTTGTTGTATTGCAAGAAGCGGGTGCGGTCGCGGTTCTGCATGACCGTCACATCCCCGTTTTTTAGCTTTTCAAGGGCGCGAGAGGTCCGTATCTGGACCAATTCCGTCAGAGGATGCTTGCGAGTAACAAACACATCCTGCAAATGCTGGGCAGAAATTCCCGTCATCTCGGCAAAAAAGTCCCACGACACAGCGCGATTGGTGTCTTTAGCGAACCGAGCCATCTGTCGGAAGAGTTCTGCCTTTGTCATTGCCCGTAAAGCCCCAGCTTCTTGAGGTAGGTAGACACGTTACGCCCGACCGAGAGTTGCTCAGGGGTGCTATTGGCTTCAGTCTGGCTGACCGTGCGGGTAATGCGGCGCATGATTAACTGAGGTTGAACCTGTTCAGCAAACGCTGCAACGGCAAGAGCAGTAGCAAGCACACGATCATCTTTTCCTCGCCCAGGTGCATGGATTGCCCCGCCTTCACGACGGATGGTTTTCATTTCCTCCAGAAGATCCTCGGAGTAGAGGTCCATCATCTGACGCTCGAAGTAATCCTTGGTGTAGCCCATCATACGTTCTTTAGACGCGTGAGTCGTGAGCCAGCCGATAGAGTTAGTTAGGCCGCCGAGGGTGTCATTCTTGCGCCAGATGTAGTTGGTCATGCAAGACAGCACAGCCATCAGGTCTTTGCCAGGCTGACCGCCTAGGACCACCGCTTGCCTTTTGAGGTTCCTGAGTTCTTGGATGACCCCTTGACCAGGGCCATTGACTTCAAGGTTGAGCGTCGAGTTTTTATATGCGCCTGCAAGGTGCGCGATGACCCACGCAAATTGGTAAGTGTTGAGTTCCGACGTAGCGAACTCGGCAACCTGTTCCATGCCGTCCGCATAGCAGCGGAAGACCTGAATTGCAAAACGATCAGCCCAGTCCGACGAGCCATACGCAGGGTCCGCACCGATGACATAATAGGCCGTGTCAATGGGTTCTTCCCATATTTTGAGGGTGGCAAGACGTTCAGACGATTTAAGAACTTCAGTATCTTGAAAGCTATTTCCAAAAGCATACCGGTAACCATCGAATGACCTCTTCTTTGCCACCTTCATTGCGTCAGTGATACGGCTGTTCGAGAAGAACGAACTACCGGTCATCACAAAGGCGTAGTCCTCGGTTGGCGGGAACTCTTGGAACATCAGGGCATCATCCTTGATCCCTTCAGCCAGCTTCCACCGCCACCAGGCAATCTGTCGAGTGTTGATCTCAACGCCGTACAGTTTCTTGATGTCTTTGGTCCATTCCTTCTCTTCAGGAGTCAGGCGACCGTCCCAATAGGCTTTGTAGACATTACTGTCACCGGCAACCGAGTAAAGCTCGTTACGCCACCAGCCGCAGAAGATAGCTCTCTGGGTCTTGGCGCGTTTGGCTGTGACGTACATGTCATGGAACATGTTGAAGCCACGGGCTGTGCTCTCAAACATATAGAGGCGGTTGGGGTTCGTTTCTGCCAGAGAGGCCAGCAATGATGCCAGACCTTCTTCATCGCCCCACGAGGACGTTTCTGTGCCGTGCAGATAGGTAATAGCTTTACCGCGCCCCAGTGACCCCTTAGCTCGCAAGCCAGCCACCTGATAGAACAAGCGGCTACGGTTCTTCAGCGACAGGCTGTTGCGGTTATGCGCCAGTGCAGGGATCTTATACTCCTTGGGCAACCCATCCATGTACATGGCAAGGGTCGAGCGGAACATGTCACGGTTTTCTTCCGTGTCCGTCGTTAGTGTTCCCTGCATCCCAGGAGTGATAAAATGCCAATACAAATCCAGAGCAAGACTGATGGTAGTGATTCCAAGTTGCCGTCCTTTCAGAATAACGAAGAAATGACAATCATCCTCAAGACCTTTTGCAATCTCTTCCATCACATAGGTCTGGCTGCCGAGAAGGTTGTCCATCTTCTTGAGGCCATGCTCTTTGGTTTCAATCTTGAGCTGCTGGCAAAAGTGGTAGAAGTGATTGAGGTCAAACTTCATAGCAAAGCCATTTGTACGGGTTGCATTTTAATTTTCTTTTCAAATTTAACTGCATTTCTCCAATCATTTGAACCTTTGCCTTCCATTCTTGCAGAAAAAGACCAAGCCATAGAATCGGCAGATTCAAGCTCATCTCTTATTTCAGATAAAGCTAAAGAAGTCGTTTTAACACCAAATCCATGAAGGCGAAGGTCAGGGCGGCATTGTTTAATAGTTTTGATGACAGCAACAATTGATTGTGGGTCACTGTTGCGTTTACAAACGCTTCCAACACCAACGTAAGATCCATAAGCCAATCTCTTTCCGTACATATTGATGTGATTCACATAATCTTGAGGATCATATCCTTGCAACACCGGCATGATGTAAACTCCGGTGTTTTCTGCAATTAGAGCGTCGTACCGTTCAATTGTTAGTTTTTGGTGTTGATCAACGGTCATTCCTGTTTTGGCAAGCATGTGAGGCTCGCACATGTAATCTTGTGCAACAGCTGCCAAAAGATTTCCATTGTTTTTCCATCTTTTAATTTGCTTGGCATAAACGCTTACAGGCTCGATATACCCACCGTGTTTGGCAATGGTTGTGAATGCACCAGAATCCATAATCCAATTTTTAACAGGAAATGAGCCTTTTCTGTTACGAATCCGATTGACCGATATAAAAGCATTTTCAACTTTATCGGCGTGAGCAGGAATGTGCATTCCAACAAAAAACTTCATTTGCCGCAACCCTCTTCACAAATACGTTCAAACATTTTTATGTTTTTAGACGTGCGGCTTTGATAGAGGTGGTAGATGCCGCCAATGAACTCAGTGCCAATGCCATACATGCCGTAGTTTCCCAGCCGCCACAAAGGCTCTACGCACTTTACAGGGTACAACGCACGATAGGGCAAACCACGCTCTTCAGCCGCATAGCTCACATTCTCCGCAACGTCCGAGCTAGGAGTTGAACAAAAGGTGGGCCTGTCGAGGTCTAACCAAGCCTGACGATTAATGAAGAAGAACGCTGGAGCGGCATAGATATGGGCTGCCGGTGGGATGTGATTGGAAACCTGGGCAATACCAATGAAGCTCTTGTTCTTCACGCAATAAGTCTGGGCTGCCGGAACAATCTGCCTGTTCATGGGAACACAATCAACATCCAGAAACCCCACCACCTGATTAGTCGAGGCTTCCATAATTCGGTTCATCCACTGCCCATGATCTACGTTCTCACGAT